TGATGACGGCGGTTTGCACATCGTGAACGGTGAACTTGGGGATCAGTCGCTTCATCACAGCTTCGCCTTCAGCTCAGCCAAGGTCTCAGCAGCGACAGCCTGTGGGCTGGCGCCCGCACCGCCCTGGAGGGCGTTCACGCTCTTCTGGAGGTTCTCGGTCACGTGGACGAGGTGGCCGACACGGGCAGCCATCCAGGTCAGGACATCGTTGAGGCTCTGGGTACCCGCCCACACACCGCCATCCTTGGCGATATCGGGATACCATCCCGTGATTCGCGGGTCGAAAGTAAGGGGCGTGCTCGGGTCCATGCTGTCTCCATTGATGAGTTCCGCCAGTTGGGCTGGTGTTCCCTTGAATGCGTTGGTGTCCAGTGGTGTGCTGGTGTACTGCCACACCACAGGGGTTGCTCCGCCGTAGGGCTGCCATCCCGGGCCTGTGTCCGAATAGCTGGTGTAGTTGCTGGAGATCAGAACGGCCCCGAGGGCCGTCAGACGGCTCAGATCTCCCCCGATCTGGCTCCAGTACCAGCGAGGTATGTAAGCCCCCCAGACACGCCCGCCAAGGCGCTGTAGCGCCAATGTGAAGGCTACCACCTGGTCCACGGTGGCATGACTGCTGCCTTCGGTCTCCACATCCAGCATGCAGGGCACGTTGCCCGCGAAGTCGTGGTAGTACTGCGCCTGCACAGCGGGATCGATCTCCTGCTTCAGGAAGTGATACCCTGAGAACGGAAGGCCACGATCAGTGGCCTGCTGCTTGAACCAGGCGTAGGAGGAATCCCGGTAGTAGTTCCCCTCCGTGGCCTTGGCCACGATGGCAGCCGTGTCTGAGGGGAGCTGCATCGTCCCCTGGAAGGATGACACATCATAGTACTTGATCACAGACTATCCATCCCCAGCATCGCCAAGGACGCCTGATAGCTGATTGAAGTTCCGGGCTGCGCTCGAACCATCCCATCGAATCCAATCCGTTCCGCTTCCCGTATAGCGTCTGCCATGTGCTTCTGGAGCGGCGACCCAATGAAGTTCGCCGAGTGTTCGAGCTGTGATTGCGTCAACCACACCCGTGGACGGGAGTCCGTGGAGTCTCTGCCATCCTCGGATGGCCCGTAGTGTGTCCTCATCCAAACGTCCTGTCTTAGGGAGTCTTAGCAGAAGCTGAACGGTTTCGACCTCGTGCCCCACTGCCCCCAGCGATATATCCCTGACGAACCAGCTCGGAGTATCCATCGATCGTCTCCTCAAGTGCGCAGATGCGCACGTCCTTCTCAGAGCTGTCTGTGCGAAGCTGGATGTTCTCCAGCTTCAGTCGGTTGATGGTCTGCTCATGAGACATCACCAATGCCTGAAGATCAGAGATGATCTGCTTCTTGATGTTGGACCGCCCAACCACGACAATCGCAGTGACAGAACAGATCGCCAGCAGTATCTGTAGGAAATCTGTCAGATTCATAACCCTCCTATGCGACGACGCGGCAAACCAGGATCAGGTATCCGCCATGGGCATTAGAATTCATGTTGTTCTTTGAGGCAGCCTTGGCCAATTCAGGGGACTGCTGCTCAAACTTGTAGTCGTCCACGATCACCAGGCTGGCATCGTTATAGTTCAAATCCTGGAACAGGACGATGTTCCCGGATGCCGTTAAGGCCTCAATGGCTTTGAGTCTCTGATAGGCGAAGCCGTCGGACCCGTGGGGGTTGCCAAAGTGATCGTCTTCATGGTCGAAGCACAGCAAGGGGACCTCGATGAGAACCTGCCGGGACACACCGGGAAGCCCACGGAGCTGATATCCGTTGAGGATGGGGCTGTAGTTGGGGTTGGCAGTCCCGGCATGCAGCGTGAACTTCAACTGGAACCACTCTTGAGAGTTGCCGAAGTCACTGATGAAGAACGGCGAAGTGGCCCCGACAACGCTGGATCCCACAATCCCCGGAGCAATCGTTGCCAACTGCATGTTGGGGTTCTGGCCAGAGATGTCGATAGACCCGTCAGTGATGTTCTGGTGGCGCAGGTAGACATACTTGAAGTGCTTGGGCTCAAGTGTGTTGAACCGGATTTTAGAGGTATACAGGAACCCGTTGGGCATCTTCTGGGCTGCACGGTTTGTGTATACGGAGCTGCCGGTAGACCACGCGATGAAGCCGCTTTGGCCCATATTGGCGATGCTGTTCACTGCTGAACCGGTCGGCGCGTAGAACGCGCCGGTGCTGTTCGGACCACCGGTAGGGCTCCAGGGCATGCTGTCATTGCAGAACGGCTGACTTCCTGTGGAAGTCTGCTGGGACAGGTCTACGCGCATCAGTGCATCAGTCACGGCGGCATCCGGGGGGTTCACCCAGCCAGCCTGCGGTACCAGTTTGTTGCCCTGGTTGCCGATGAACAGGAACCTGTCGTAGCCAGCAATCGCCTGAACTCCCACGTTAGCGGGGTCTTGCACCACAAGCGGGCCATAGGACAGGTTTCCGTTGATATCAGTCTGCGCAACACGAAAGCCCTTGTTGGTGCCGATGCCCACGTAAGTTCCCACATACGCGTACATGGAAAGAATCTTCTCACCGAAGGGCATCTGTGCGGCGACTATGCCGGAGGTCAGAACGGGCATAGCCCCACCGGTGTCCAGGGTGAACTTGTGGATCTGGCTGACCGCACCACCGGCATTGCCGGACACGAGAATAGCTGTGCCGGTCTCGCTTATGTCTGTGAAGACATAGCTGGCGTTCTGGTGGGTGAACTTGGGGGTGGGCAGGGTTGGCGGAGAGCCCCCGACAAGCTCATATACATTGTTGTCTAGGCCCGCCACAAGGCGGCCCTTCACCCAGCCGAGTACATAGTTCCCCGAAGTACTGGGAACGTTCCAGATCTTGGTGGCAGCAGCACTGCTGCTGATTGTTCCTTTGTAGATCCCGGTCTTGTCGGCAAAGTAGTAGTTGGTGCCGTCATCAGTGAGCGTGTTGGCCAGACCCGTCAAGCCTCCCGGCATGGTGTAGGTTCCGATGCCGCCATTGGTGCTGAAGAACTTCAGGGTTGAGGCACCCACATCAAGCACAAGGACACCATCACGGCCAGCAGTCGCCCCAGGGCCGTTGTTTGCACTGCGGAGCTTCACAGGACCCACGGTGGAGATTCCGGTCTCCAGGCCGGTCTGCTGAAGCAGCGTGGCCTGCCCAGGGGTGGAGAGCATGTCAAGATTCTCGGAGTAGAAGTATCGCTGGCTGTACGTGGGGTCAACCACGGTGTCCAAGAACTGAACACCAGCACCCCCAGCGAAGGCGCTCTGAGAGCGCAGCCACCACCCCCAGATGGATTGCTCACCGGGGGCCTGCTGGTTGTCGAACTGATCCTTGCGAATAGGAGAGAATGTCCTGGTGTAAATCCTACGGAAGTAGGTGCCACGGCCGCCCTCACCAGCCAGGAAGGGGATTCCGCCGATGGCGTAGTCATAGGAGATGTCCGCGTGCTTGTACTGGTTGGTGTACGGCCCCGGAATCGGGGCCAGTCCTGCGGGGGACGGCTGGGCAATACCGGCGGTATTCTGTTGGAAGTTCGTCAGACCCATGGCCCCGCCTTAAACGTAGAACGAAACATCTGCCGTCGATCCCGCAACAAAGCTACCGGCCGCTGGAAAGATCAAAAGACTCGTGACGGCAGCCGTGCTCTGCCAGGTCCCACCACCGGTCCCCGTCCAGCCAGTAGAGGCGGTGAGGGAGCTGGTGAAGTACGAGGTCACATTCTTGTTGATAGCAGCCTGGCAGTTGGTGATGATGAACTCACCCGCGCCGAAGTAGTTGGCTGTGGAGGTGGAGTCGGGGATGATTCCAATCTTGATGGAGGTTACAAGGCCACCGGAGTTGTTGGCAACCGCCGTAGAGACGTTGCCCGTGAGGTTCTGCCAGGTGTAGTTCGACCCGGTGTCCCCGTTTAGCTGCAAGCTGAAAGTCTCACCGTTGGCCGTGCTGCTTGATGTGCGGGCACTCCAGTTAAGCCTCACAGTGTTTGCCCAGGAGGGCACCGCAATCGACCCTGGAAGGGAACTTCTCACATTGTACTGGCTGTTTATTGGGACGAACGTGCCGGGACTTCCGCCAGCGATGTTGTACCACATGTTGCCCGCAACGTCGAAAGTGACATCACCGGTGTTGTAGGCGCCCCCGGTCGGTGGGCCGACCAGGGGGTTGATGTACTTGAAGGTAACGTTGTTGGCAGACCCGCCCTGCCCCTGGACCGCCAGGGTCTGCACGGACAGGTTCGCGCTTCCGCCGATCTGACCGAAGAATGTGGTTCCAGCACCGGTGAGCGAGGCGCTCGTCAGGGTCTTGTTGGAGAGAGACTGAGTGTCCGTGGTGCCGACCACGGAAGACCCACCCGTGAGTCCGTGGACACCCGTGGAGGCGTCTATGTGGGTGCGCGCCTCACGGAAGTCTCGTCCGATGTCGCCGTGCGTGACAGTGGCGCCAACTTGGTGGGTGACCCCAATAGTGCCATCAATGGCGCGGACAACAGTCCAGGTGGTTCCGGTGATGTTGGTCACATCCACCGGCTCCTGCAAAGAAGTTCCGATCTCAAGGATGGCAGTGAACGGGGTGGCTGGCCAGCCGGAGGAAGAAGCCACAGACATGACAGTGGCTGTGGGGCTGATCAGACCAGTCAGTGTGGTCTGGGGTACATTGGTTGCATACTGCTGACCTGTTGGCACGGAGAGTCCTAGAAGTTGTCTCGGTAAGTGTGGAAGGTGAGGATCTGGTCTAGCTTTGCTAGTCTGCGCTCGCCGAGATAGGGTCGAAGTAGATTTGCCACCTCAACCACCTGAGGATGCCTATTCACTGACCATAACCAGTAAGACTTGGCCCTAGGGTTCTTGGGGCGATAGGGTCCGTTGATGATTCCTCGCCGCCCTATAGCCCTGAAGAACCTTTCGACTACATCTCGATCGGTGGTGGCCAGTTGTAAGCTCACCCGCTTGTTTTGGTTGTTCCAAGAAGAGCAACCTTCACCCTCAAACAAACCCGCAGCCCAAGCAATCTTATCAGACATTGCTCTCCTGCTAGAAGTCGAAGTGAGAAGGAATCTGGAACCTGTCTCGCTGCTTCGCAGCCTCCTGCTCCAGGCGAGTGCTGTACTTCTGGTCGAAGTATTGCGACACGCGGGTGGCAGAGCCAGGCTGCACATACTGAGCACGCTCAGAGGCTTCCACGGCTGCCATGGTGAGACGCGGACCTTCAAGCTGTACGGAGAGCTTGGAACAGGCGCCCCACACGATGACATCCTGCGCTGTGGCGGGAAGACCGGTCACTGTGGCGAAGTCGTCGGAGAGGCTTGCCAGCTCGGTGGGCTCCTTGCGGTAGGTCACGAAGATCTGACGGCCAGGAACAACATCATCCGCGATGAACAGGGACTTGCCGGTGGACCCCAACTCGCCTGTGGCGATGTTGGCCTGCCCTACGAAGCGCCAGTTTTGCGCGAAGCGCCAGACGTGCGACGGCCCGATGAGCTGGTACTGGACCGAGAGGATCTCCTCAGCATCGGCGGGGAGTCCATATTCGTATACGACAGAGATCTTGGGGATGGACGTGGTGTTGGTCGCCCAGATTTGGGGGTAGACGCCTCGGATTGTGTCATTGACCGCCTCCACGATACGAACCGTAGGCCAGATGGGGTTGTTCTCGATGCGGGCATTCGCGGAGTGCGCAGTTACCGTGCTTCCTGCCCAGCCCCTGCCGAAGGGCGTGATGGTGAGAGTACCCGCGTTGGTGTTCACGCTGTCCACCAGCATGAGCTCAGAACCGTCAACCTCGACCTCACCCCGTGACATCTGTCCCGCATCGTTGACAGCCAGGGTCAGGTCGGATGTGCCGATCGGCGCTGTGAGGTAAGTGAACTGTTGCTGATTCTGAGAAAAGCCAGCCACCTCCTGACGGACACGATCGACCAGGTTCTGAAGCGTTGGCATTTTCTATCCTCCAGTGACAACAGCAGAGGCTGTAGTGGCACCATTGAAGTGCAGGGTGAGGACGGCGCCGTCCTTCGGTTGCGGATAAAGCAGCACGGGTGTGAATGTCGCGGAGTCATACGCAGCGCCCCCCGCGAGTGCCGTGGCAATAATAGCCGGGGTTGCCAGTTGCAGCTCTGCCACAACTGTGAGGTCCGCTAGGGCAGCATCTCCTGCGATGGAAACGTAGGGGGATGCGGTTTTCGAGCTGCTTCCAGCGGCTGTGACCAGGGTGGCTGAGAGGGTGATTCCGAAGACAGCGGGATTACCCGTATAGGGCAGCACCATGGTGCCGCCGTCAGTACTTGTTGCGGCAGCGACAGGCATCAGTAGGCTCCTATGGATACAGTGACCGTGGGGGAGGTACCCCCTGAGAGGGCTACAGTGATGTCTGCCCGGAAGTATCTCAGAGCTGTCGCGGGAGACCCTGCGGGAAGCGGCGCCACAAGGGAATTGGTGGCATTGTTCAGGGTCATTACACCCATGGATATCGCGCCCCCGGTGCCACCGTATAGAGATGCCGTCGTCAGGCGAACAAATGTGATGCCGTCGGCGGAGCCATAGAAAGCGACAGACCCCATGCTGGGAGCACCTGCCACGGCAACTTGGAACAGCACGTTGGCCCGCGCCGTGCGGAAATCCGCCACAGCACCCGTTTGGACTGCGGACTGTGCATTCAGCGAGACAATCGGGTTGACCACACCTGCGGACACCAACCATCCGGAATCGGTGAAGTCTCCGGCGCCCTGTACAGCAGCCCCGAGAGAGGGCATCGGCATGGCTCCGCCGGTGTTGGGGACCGTGGGAGTCTGCGAAGCAATTGCGACTACGTTCACAGTGGGGCTGGTACCACCCACAACGGCTGTGCAACGGGCTCGAAGTTTTGAAAAAGGTATCAGGCCGGTAGTGAACATGACGTCGCCAGTAGTGCTTGTGCTGGTAACCAGCACAGACCAGTTGGTACCGTCCAAGGTACCCTCCAGCACAACAGTGCAGGAGGTTGGTGCGCCCGTGACAATGGTTGTCATGGAGGCGTAGTTCATACCCGTTACACAGTTCCACAGACTGTGGGGGCTATTAATGGGATTGAGGACCCCAACAACCAGCGGGACAGGCGTGGTGAAGAAGATGTGGTTGGTTCGCACTGTTCCCGGACTGGTGCTGGACACCTAAATAAGGCCCTTAGCGGAGTCTCGGATGGTTTGCATATCTTTCCCCCGATCGATCTCGGCAGTCACTGCCTCGACCATCTTGTTTGAAACGGCGTCATAACCGCCCTTGCCGTTCGGAGCAACCTGGAAGTCACGGCCGTAGGCCATGCCGTTCTCTGCTGACATCTTCTCGGCGAACTTGAGCTTAGCCATTCCTGTACCATCAGGCTGGATACCCTGGGCTCGAAGCTCACGGTAGAGGTTCAGCTCCCGCTCGTGTAGGTTGTCCTTGGTCTTATCTGCGCCGTAGGCACTCCGGGCGAAGCCCACCATCTGGCGCTTGGAGCGCTGGCACTCACCCCATGTGAGGTGGTCTCTGGTGGTGCAAGAGCTTGAGCAGTTCTCTCCAGCCATCAGTCGAACGCCCCCATGGTTTGACGGGGTGCCCAGCCATTGTCCGAGGTCTCGTTATAGCCAGGATCTGCCCATTCACAGCCGATGCTGTAGATGGTGTTGCTCAAGACCTTGCGCTCGTCAAGGTTCATCAGGTGGAGGTCTCCACCAAGATAGCCGTCGTGATTGGACATGTAGTCCGCTTGACGGTAGGTCTGATCGAAGTCCTTGCCTGGGTCGCCGCCACGGGTGGATCCCATGGGACGGGAGGCCTGGGCGGGGTTGTAGGCGAAGTGGGTCTCAACCCACGGGCCGTCGATGGGCGTCTTGATGGTGCCCATGCCGTCTGGTCCAGCGTGCTCTGCCGGATGAATGCTCGGATTGACACCGAAG